CCCCCCCCCTATAACATTTGTTAACTTATCTATAGACGTCCGTACTTGAGATTCGATGTTTTTCATGTATTGCTCCATATATTTCCAATTTGGCTCACCAGAACTATAAACAGGAAGTTTAATTTTTTCTAAGCCAATAACATCTTTATTGGCCATATCACTATACATGTATTTTTTACACACAGAACGAATAACAGTAGCAATAAAATTACCATTATACCTATTTAATTTTGGATTGTATAGCAATATGATTGAACTTCCAGCCCCACCTCTACCAAGAAAATTACATTCTTGGTAAAAGCTACTACCATCTATTGGACTAACTGTAATACAATTTCCTAAATCAATGTCTTTATCATTTTTGGGTTTAAGATATTTAAGAACACCATTATTGAAATTACCAGAAGCAACAAATGGAACCTCACCTTCATCATAATCCATTTGGCTTCTTGCTTCAGGTCTCTTGATTTCAAATAAATCCCGTATTACAAATTCATGCCAGTTTAAAATATCTATTTGTTTCATTTGTTGTCTTTATTTATGGAAATATTAATGTGTTGTCCTGTATCTTCTATTAAACTGGAATATAGGACTTTCTTTAACAGTTTCTCGCAAAATTCCTTAGAATCAATTCCACGCTGGAACATTTCATAGTCCATCATAGTCTTGACGAAATCTTCCTCAAATATTTCAAATGGGGCGGTTGGCATTTGATAGGAAAGATGTTTTAATGGGTCAATTATCTGGCGAGTATCATATAGAGGGTCTGCTCCATCCCTAATAGCTTCAATCCAGTAATCTTCTTTTTCTTGCCAGCGGTTCTTCGTGTCCTGACGACCTTGGTTTTTCACAGTTTCCAGACCGTCTTCCTCAATATAATAACCTATGATATTGCGTCCATTTTGTGGTTTCCCTGCCTCAAAAACGAAGATAGAAGTTGTTACCCCGACCCCGAAAAACAAATTCTCAGGCAGTTTAATTATTGTCGTGAGTGTATTGTTCTTCAAAAGTTTGTTGCCGTACTTTTTATCAGTATTATCTTTCTCTAATTTTTTGTCAGGCAAGATGAATGCACATTTTGTTCCAACAGGTACAGATTTCAATACATTTTCTACTATTTTCAAACATCCGTACTTTCGTTCGTATGGAGGGTTCATCAACACCTTTGTTATTTTTTTGCTCTTAATCCATTCGCAAGCCTCCTCGGTGCGTGTGTCTAACTGTTCAAGATTTGTTTTCCCGTCTTTGTGAATGAGCATATTCGCACAGGCGAGCGCAAAAATTTCCCTGTCAAACTCAATTCCGAATAATTGGCTTGATTTTATCGTCATTGCTTCCGAGGTGTTTACACCGCCAGCTTCTTTCACCATATTACACATAGCCTTCACAAGAAAAGCACCTGAGCCACATGTTGCGTCAAGCACTCGGTCGTGCTGGTTTACCTCAATAAGTCTATACATAAAAGAAGTAATATGGTCCGGTGTGAACACCTGACCGCTCTCGGACTTTTTCTTGTAACGATTAAACTCGTTGAAGAATATTCCCATTACATCTTCACCGTTCCAATAATCGGAATTGACACAATCAGAAATTTCAGAAATCCACGTTATGAAGTTGTCTATTGCCTCTTGGTTATTTGTCATATTCATCTTTATTTCTGAATAGACTTCAACAAGAAGGTCTAATTTCAAGTTCTGCTTTCGGTCTTTTTCGAGTGATTTAGACAAGGTATTCAATATGGAAGATGTCATGAGAGAATATTCCATTCCCTTTTCAAGCATTGCCCCATATCTTTTTGCTACCAATGCACAAGCTGTGATAATCATCCTATGGTATAGATTCTTTATACCAAATTGGACATGCAAGCAATCGTTTATTTTCTTAGTAAGCGAATATATCAACTGTTTATTAATCCGATTCTCCTTGAACAGAGCGATGTAATATCGTTTGTTTTGGAGTGTTTTAGCAACATCCGCTATTTCTTCATATTGTTCGCTTCCTTTGATGTACTTTATAACACGGACATCTGTTCCATTGTAAAGAATGCCCACCACACGTTTGTATTGCAGGGCTGCTATTTCTATATTTTTGACTAATTCCGCATAGTGTTTTTCTGAAAAGACATCCTCTTTCTCAGATTTCGTTTCCAAAATAATAGCTATATCTTGTTTGTCATTGGGCAGATACCATCCATCAGGCTTGTCAGACACGCCTTTAAAGCCCAATTGATTGAAAGTTGTTATTTGCCCTGTTCCTTGCTTCACATCAGGGTCTTTTTCGTCAAAGCCAAGTATAACTTTTGCGTTATCTCTTATTTCGTCTTCTGTCAAATACATTGTACGTTTAAGATTGAGTGATTCCATTATTAGGTAACAACAATTCTAGTACATCCATTTTTAGAATATCTGCAATTTGATATAGCACAGGAATGGGAGGTTGCACTTTGTTTGATGCATACAGATTGACCATATTGAAAGTCTTTCCAAATCTATTTGCTAATTCTGTTTGGCTGATGCCTCTTGCCGCTAATGCCTCTTTTATACGGTTCTTGCACATATTATGTTTTGCACATCGTTGTTTATACGCTGCAAAAATATAAAATTTAATTTGGTAACCTTCGTATAGTATCGAAAAATACTACTTTTGTACCTGAAAGAGTTACTCTATGAAGTAAAACAAAGCAATAGAGACGGTTGCCAAATCATAACCTCCAAACAAGATAATTTTTCTAACTCATTTAATTTCAAATAGCTATATTTCTTATACAGATTTACATAATTCTATTCTTTTCAGTTGATTGTGTAATCCAATTGGAAAATTGTATTTAAACAAATACCCCGACTCATCACGAGCCGGAGTAGTCCAATTTATAAATTTAAAGTTTTATGATGAAGATTGTCTTTTGCGCCAATGTTTTACTATTAGCATAACGACAATCAAAACGGTTACACAAACACAGACAAAACCGATTTGTTTAGGCAGCATGGATTCTTTTTTCTCTTTTATGGTTTCTGATCGCTTTTTTTCATAAATATCAGAAGTAATATCCTTGTCAGCTTTCACCTCCGTACTGTCTTTGGTTGCAGTTTCCTTCTTTCTATTCTTGCTGAAATCACCTTCTACATGCCCATCAGCCAGTAACGGAGGTTTCCCGGTCAGGCTATCGGGCGGTTTTCGGGTGTCATAGATACAGAAATCAATCACATAGTTACCATTAGTGGTAATGAGTTCGCTCAAAGACGTACTTGATCCGTGTACGATGTTGACAGATTCACGTGTACTATCCTTCTGTATAATCTTAGTGTCTGACTTGACAGATTTATGCGAGCTGCCACATGATCCGAACAACAGGAACAGACACATGAAAGGAGCCAGCAATATATGCCGGCTTACCCAGTTCATAACTCTAACCAACATAAGAGATATCATTTATGCGGTTCATCCACCCTCTCTTAAATTTATTATTGGTCGGACGCTTGCGGCATATATCCTCAATAAAGTCGAACCGGGCAATCTTAATCATGTCGAACAACTCACGCGGGTTCTTGGCATTTACAGTGGCAATGGTCTTGGGACCTACAATGCCATCCGCCGTAACACCAAGCAAGCGTTGAGGAATCTTAATTCCGTGCGCACCGGATGCCCACACCCAATCAACCAATATATTAGCAACTGATTGCGATTTAATCTCGTCAGCTTTCCATCTGTCCCAATAATGCGGCTTGAGTACACGATTAACAACATCTTCACGGGTAAGTAGGTGTAAATCATCCACATCTATATCACCGTCACCATCCTTGTCATAGCCGCACGATTTCCATGTGCCGATAGTCACCCCCATATTGGTAGCCCCTCCCAAATCGTCAGGGTCATTTACAAAACCGCCTTCCCATTTCAGAATAAACGGTGCAAGTTTTCTTACGTCAGCCATACTACTCATTAATTATAATTATTCGATTTTATTTTCTTTGAATTCCGGCAGGATATATTGTATGTTAACCGCTGCTTCATGCAAGACCTTATGAAGTTCATCTTCATTCAAATCCGTTTCATCTGTAAACTCACAAAAGATATTTCCAACCCAATCTTGAGATGAATTAAGCCGTTTAATAGCCACGCTGTTGCATCCATTTGTTGATAATAGAGATTTGGCAACCTTATCCTTAACCTGGTTATCAATATCTGAATAGAACATGAAAAGATTCTTTGCGAGATTTTCTGCAAAAACGGCTACTTCACTCATGGGAAGTGATTGGATGTTTTCACGCATTCCGGCTATACCTTTTCGTTTTACCTCGAACTGCACCGAAAGAAAAGCTATATGCCCCAAAGGATGGGGTTGTACGATATATACCCTGTCTGCTTTCGTTTCATAAAGTACACGCCACAGCTCACCGAACACCTTGGCGGAGTTCTCACTGCGGTGGTAACTTCTTCTTTCCTCCTCTTTTTTAAAATATTCCACTTTTAAATCAGTCAGTTTGTTTTTAGTATACTGATTATAGGCGAAATAAGCTGCCAGCAATGTTCCGGCAGCACTAATAATGTTTGCAATATCTATCTCCATCACATTCACCGTTTAATTGTTATATGATAAATTATTCATCCTGTTTCTTTATTCTTTAGCTGCCATGTCTTTTTTGAGAAAGCTGGCAGTTTTTCCAAAAAATGTATTGTCAATATGGTTTGTTTTACTATTTTTGTTAATTGTCTTTTAGGACTGTGACGGTTCATCCATGATCCTTCCGCCATATTGAAAGTCCTATAAAGAAAATGTGGATCTATATTTACCAAATTGTTTAATCTTACTGTCCTGTTATCATTAGTCAGTATGATTTGATTATCCCGGTTGTCTGAGAAGATTGCCGGGATTTTTATATATATGCAAAATAAATCCATATCCATATTGCTTACTATTCATATTTCACTATCTTTGTCAAGACTTTGTTGACCTGATTCTTTCAAAACTAGTATTGGACTTAACTCCCCCCGTCTGGCTTCACAGTTTGACGGGGGATTTCATTACTTTAACAGATAGACAATAAAAAAAGAGCCCGATGACAATATTTATTGCCATCAAGCTCCTGGTTACACTGCAAAGATAGTGAAAACTATTCCATATTCAATCCATATTGAAAAAAATAATCAGGAGCAATATTTCGATTATCCGAAAAATTTAAAGAGTCACAATATTAATAGAAAACAAATAGGATTCATGGAATCTATCGGTTGTCTATAAAATCAGATGTCCTCAAGCCTTTATCAGGAAACATCTTTACTTTTTTCCTTTGAACATTTTTCAAGTCACGCACAATGGTGCTGGAAAGTACTTCAGAATAAATCTGTGTGGTCTTTACGGAAGTATGTCCGAGCAGCTTCTGGACTGTTGTAATCGCAACTCCCTGATGAACCAGCAGGGTGGCACAGGTATGACGGCTCACATGGAATATACACGGCAAAGCAAGCGACAGCGAACAGGTAAAAATTAAACGTAAACCGTTAGAAATAAGCGGCATTTCAGTATTCTGCCAAGTTGAGAAAATGCAAACCACAACGGAATATTGAGGTTGTTCAGTTACCAAACCGTTAGCCGGGCAGTTACCGAAACGGGAACAGGTAACGGAAAGCGATAAAAAGAAATCCTCACCGTTTTGTTTGCACTCATACACAGTGTTTTGCATATCAAGGGACGCTTATATGGCAAGTAAATTTGCACTTAAAAATATAAGCGTATGAAAGTAGTGAAATTCAAGGTGCTGCTCTACCTCAAAAAGAGCGGACTGGACAAGTCGGGCAAGGCTCCCATCATGGGACGTATCACGGTGAACCGCACGATGGCGCAGTTCGGTTGCAAGCTGTCCTGCACACCCGAATTGTGGAATCCCCGTGAAAGCCGTCTGAACGGCAAGAGCAGGGAGGCGGTGGAAACCAATGCCAAAATAGAGAAGTTGCTGTTGGCGGTGAACAACGCCTTTGACAATCTTGTGAGCCGTAAAGTGGATTTCGATGCCACCGATGTGAAGAATCATTTTCAAGGCAGCATGGAAACACAAATGACCCTCATGCGAATGACGGACGTTGTCTGTGACAACCTAAAAGCCCGTATTGGCATTGACCGTGCGAAAGGGACTTATCCCGGCTATCACTATATGCGCCTGACACTTGGCGAGTTCATCGAGCATCAGTACAAGGTCAAGGATTTGGCATTCGGGCAGCTTACAGAACAATTCATCCACGACTATCAGACATTCGCCATGGAAAACAAGGGATATGCGATAGATACCGTCCGCCATCATCTTGCTATCTTGAAGAAGATATGCCGTCTGGCTTATAAGGAGGGGTATGCCGATAGAATCCACTTCCGGCATTTCGCCTTGCCGAAGAAGACTGAAACGACCCCACGGGCATTGAGTCGTGAATCGTTTGAGAAAATCCGTGACGTGGAAATACCTGCTTACCGTAAATCCCACATGCTGGCAAGGGATATGTTTCTCTTCGGATGCTATACCGGGGTCTGTTATGCGGATGTTGTCTCGATTACCCATGAGAACCTATATACGGATGAGGACGGGGCTTTGTGGTTGAAGTACCGAAGAAAGAAAAACGAACTTCGTGCCAGCGTGAAACTGTTGCCCGAAGCGATTGCGCTGATTGAGAAGTATCACAATGAGGGCAGGGACACACTGTTCCCCTTGCTGCATTGGTCAAATCTCAGAAGGCACATGAAAGCATTGGCGGCACTGGCGGGCATCAAGGATGACTTGTGCTATCATCAGGCGAGGCATAGTTTCGCATCGCTGATAACGCTCGAAGCGGGTGTGCCGATTGAGACCATCAGCAGGATGCTGGGGCACTCCGATATTTCCACCACTCAGGTATATGCCCGTGTCAGTCCGAAAAAACTGTTCGAGGACATGGACAAGTTCATAGAAGCGACCCAGGATTTCAAATTAACCCTATAAACCCAACAATGATATGCGAAGCACATTTTCACTATTGCCCTACATCAACCGCAGCAAAGTGAGGGCTGACGGTACGACCGCCGTACTCTGCCGTATAACCATTGACGGTAAACAGACCGCCATAAGCACCGGTATTTATTGCCGCCCCGAAGATTGGAACGGCAAGAATAATGAGATAAAGACCATCAGGGAGAACAACCGCTTGCGGGAATACCTGCGTCTGACGGAAGAAGCCTATGCCGAGATACTTAAATCGCAAGGCGTGGTCAGTGCCGAGATGTTGAAAAACCACATTTCCTTGAACAACATCCATCCGACCACCTTATTGCAAATGGGTGAATGGGAACGTGAGCGGTTGAAGAAGCATTCCGAAGAGATTGATTCCACATCTTCCTACCGGGCTTCAATGTACTATCAAAAGTACCTGACGGATTTTATAGCGTCTATCGGGAAAAAAGATATTCCTCTTGAAGAAGTGACTGAGGATTTCGGCAAGTCCTACAAAGTCCACTTGAAGAAATGCAAGAACTTCGGGGTGTCACAGACCAACCATTGTCTGCGTTGGCTGAACCGGCTGTTGTACCTTGCAGTCGATAAGGAGATTATCCGTGTAAATCCCTGTGAGGACTTGGAGTATGAGCCAAAGCCGGAGGCAAGGCACAGGTACATTAACCGCGAGGAGTTCAGGAAGATACTTTCCACCCCGATGTATGACAAGCGGATGGAACTGGCAAGACGAGCATTCATCTTTTCGACCCTGACCGGGCTGGCGTATGTGGACATCAAACTTCTTCATCCCCATCATATCGGGACAAATGCGGAGGGCAGACGGTATATCCGCATCAACCGCAAGAAGACAAAGGTGGAGGCGTTCATCCCCTTGCATCCCATAGCGGAGCAGATATTGTCGTTGTATAACACAACTGATGATGAGAAGCCCGTGTTTCCTCTTCCCAACCGTGATGCCCTATGGTTTGAGGTTCACGAGTTGGGAGTAACCATAGGAAAAGAGGAAAACTTGACCTATCATCAAAGTCGGCACAGCTTCGGAACATTCCTGATTTCTGCGGACATTCCGATTGAGAGTATCGCCAAGATGATGGGACACTCCAATATCAGGACGACACAGGGATATGCACGGATAACCGATGATAAAATCTCTAAGGACATGGACAAGCTGATAGAGCGCAGAAAGGAAATATCGGCTGGCGAAAAGAAGAAACAGTAAATAATCATCATAAAATAAATGAATTATGAGCAGAGGAATAATCACAATCAGTGAAACGGGTGCAGTAACCATACCGACCGCACCTGTATGGATGACCCAATTTGAAATTGCCGACCTGTTCGAGGTATTCTCGTGCGACATCCGCAAGGCGATACGGGCAATCTACAAGAACAAGGAATTGAGCGAAACTGATACGATGAAGTATATCAAGCAAACTGACGGCATCAGCTATGATGTGTATAATCTTGAAATGGTTATAGCCATTGCATTCAGAATATGTAGTAAAGAAACCCTCTTGTTCAGACGGTTTGTAATAGGTGAAATATGCGCCACCAAGAAAGGAAGTCCGGTCACACTATTTGTTTCCTATGGCAAGGGTAGCAACCTATGGTATAGTTGAGGTTCATCCTGTCAACCACTTGTTCCCTATGCTCGGATGCAAAGGTAGCGTGTGGCTCTGACGGCATTGGCAAGGTCGGGCGGCAGAGCCGTTTCGGGCAGAATCTTCCTCAAACGGATTTGAGCGTATTCAGCCTGAAAACCTTGCCGCTGCCAGCCACACGCATTTAGGGCATCCGGCAACGGAAACAAGCGACTGATGGGAAATCAGAAGAAAGAGAAGGAACGGCTTACAGACGAAACTAAAGATTGATGCTTCATCCGTAAGCCGTTCCTTTTTCTTTTGCCGAAGTTCCATTGCTGCCGCAAGCATGGGCAGACGGCAAACTGCGCTCCTTCAAGAAAATCAGGTTGCCGTCAGTCTGTAAGCGGAACGATAGCCGTCAGCCAGCATCCTTTCGATGTCGGATTCACGGTAGAGGATTTTACCGCCCAACTGAATGTAGGCGATACGCCCCTCGTTACGGTAGTCCTGAAGCGTCCGGCGGCTCACTTTCAGCCGTGCCGACACCTCCTTGTCGGTGAAGAAACGTTCCCCGTTCAGTGTCGGGCGGTAATTGGCTGTCAGATGCTCTACATTGTCCAGCAGACGGTCGAGGCTGCCCATGAAGTGGATTATCCACCCGTTGTCTTTGTTAATCAGTTCGTTCATATTACTTTGGATTTAGTGGAGTTATTGTCATTACTCTATTCGGTTATCAGATAGACCTGCCTTTGAACTTCGCTTCCTTTCGCCTGTCCTCCACGATGGAGACGATACGCTGCACATCTTCGGGACGGTAATAGGTCTTGTGGTTTATCTGCGAATAAGCCAATGTGCCGTTGTCCCGAAGTGTCTGCAAGGTTCGTGGGCTGATGTTGAGCATCCGGCACACGTCCTGATTGTCCATCCATTCACTCATTTTCTTTTCGCCGTGCCTATGGCAGATGGCATCCATACGGCTGACGAAGCGGTCGAACTTGGCGACCAGTTCCTCGAAGGTCTTTCTCTCGATTGATACGATTTCCATATTGTCTTTCTTTTAGTTGTTACTGTTTCTTTTGCCGCAAAGGAATATATAATCCGTTACCTGACAATAGGTTCCCCGAAAGTGGAAGCGTGTTGCGCTGATACGGCAGTCATTGTCCGGGATGCTGACTTCCCTTTGGCGGCTATCATTCCTTCTCCTGCAAAGAAATACATAATCCGGCATCCGGCAATGGTTTCAATCAGGTCTGGCAGCAAGTGGCACAGGGTGGTAGAGGTTGGCATTGGCTGGAGGCAGCGGTTATCCTCTTAATTCTAAAAAATAGAAAGGTGGCAAGGGGAAAAATAAGGGCTTAATTCAAATTCGCCTACAATTGAGTCTTTGCCCTTTCGGGCATATACATCCGGCAAAACGGTGAAGTCCTCACCGCTTTATCAACCGCCATAATGCAAAACCACACAAAATTGCCTAAGAGAATCCAAGTGCTTGACTGACTGTATTAAAGCACCTTACTTTGCTCCCGATAATCGGTCAAGGTGTTTACCAAGACCACAGTTAATAACTTAATCAATTTGTTTTTTTACAATGAAGAGAGAACCAAACATCACAGAGCAGCAGGCTCGTGAAATCGTGGAAAAGATGGGACGCAGGGAATCCTACACTCCCAAGTCGATGAATGACATCTACAGACGTATCGGTCTGGAGCCGGATGAGCTGGAACTGCCCGGCAATACCGTTACGGAGGAAACGGAGACCGCTATGGCGGATGAACCGTCAAGTGAGGCGGTCGAGAAAACGGCAATGCCGCAGAAGCGTGTCAGCAGCAAGCAGCGCAGGTTGTCGTTGGAGGAGTACCGCGCCACCTACCTGAAAGTCCCGAAACTTGTCAACCGCAAGCCCGTGTTCGTCAGCGAGACGGTGCGTGACGAACTCGACAGGGTTGTCCGCTTCCTCGGAGGAAAGGGCATGAGCGCATCGGGGCTGATTGAAAACCTCGTCCGCCTGCACCTCGACACCTATCGGAACGACATCGAGCAGTGGCGCAAGCTCTGACGGGATTACAGAAAGTCGGTTGGGCTGGTGAATACACTTCATCGGCTTAACCGATACCCAAGATGAGTGAGTACACCCGGAAACAAATCCGACAGGCGGAGGATTTTTGTGTCCTCAAAGACACAGCAAGATATATTTTCAGTTACCCGAATAATTCTAAGTAACTGAAAATCCTTGCACCGCCGTGGGCAGAATTATCCTCCGCAGTCGGATAATTTCGGGGTTCATTAATCAAAGATTAAACAATGGATAAACCATAAAATTGAAAGAATAAGAAGAATGAAAAAGAAGACTAAGTACGGGAGAAATCCCAAGTTGAACCCGAAGACGCACTGTGTGATGGTGCGCTTCGATGATGTGGAATGGAACAGGTTCCTGACGATGTACGAGGAATCCAACGTGTATGCGAAAGCCGTCTTTCTCAAGGCGCATTTCTTCGGGGAGAAGTTCAAGGTGCTGAAGGTGGACAAGACGATGCTGGACTACTACACCAAGCTGTCGGATTTCCATGCCCAGTTCCGCTGCATAGGCACGAACTACAATCAGGTTGTCAAGGAGCTGCGCATCCACTTCTCGGAGAAGAAAGCGATGGCATTGCTCTACAAACTGAAGAAGTGCACCATTGACCTTGTGAAACTGAGCCGGGAGATTGTGGAACTTTCGAGGGAGATGGAAGCTAAGTGGCAACAAAGACGGGATGATTCTATGGCATAGTGGGATGTCCCTCTGATACGCAGTCCGGCAAGTGAACGAAGTCCAACGGACAACTTCATTGCCGACCATATTGTAATCGGGCGTCCGGGGCTGTCTGTCAAGGATGAAAACCGGTCCAAAGGATTGAAAATATAACCTTAGGAATTTTATCTGAAGTATTAATAAGGGCT